ATTTATACTGTTGAGTTAATTCTTTTAATTTGGTAATTGACTCTTCAGCTTTTTCTTTTAATTTTTCAGCAACTAACATATTTGAATGACAATTTAAAATATCATCATTTAAAATACTTAAATCAGATTTCAATGAAGATACCTCGTCATTTAAGTTATTGATAACTGCTTTAATTAATTTATTTTCTTTAATAGCAGCTTCTTTTTTATAATATTCTTCAATTTGATGAACAACTTCATTTAATTTAGTTGCTAATTGATGTTGTTTAGAATCTATTTGATGTAATGCAGATTCGATAGAAGATTTAACAGATTCATTTTGATGAATTTCTCTTTGCAATTTATTGTACTCTTCTTTTTCTTGAACAGAAGGAATTAAGTCTGCAATTTTTTGCTTAACTACATCTAATTTATTTGCTAACTCTTGAGCTTCTGATTTATCATGCTCTATAGAAGCTTTAGTAGCAATAGCATCTTTAACAAAAACATTATCCATACAGAATTTGCAATTTTCGTCATATTCTAAATCATTAAGCTTTTCCATTTTTTCTAGCTTATGACGAACTTCTGCTTTGAGTCTTTCTACATGACCTACTAAAGTATTTTCATTAGTTTTAATACTTTCTAAAACATCTATACGAGCTTGAATTTCTGAAATATTAAATTTATTCAATTCCAAATTTAATTCTGCAATTTTACTTTCAACATTAGATGATTCTTCCGTTTTATTTACAGCATCAATACTTAAATCAATTGCTAATTTTTCTACTTTAGATTTTGTCTCAATTAATGACTCAATATTTTCAATTGAAGAATCAATTGGAACTAAATCTCCAGTTAATTGAAGTATTTGTTCATTTATCTTTTCAATTTTACTTTCTAATTCAAGTTTATCAATTTGATAACTTTTATGTTCTTTAGAGAAAGTGTCAATGTCTGTTATTGCTTGTGCTAATTGAGTTCCAAAATCTTGTCTTTGATACTCTTTAACTAATGTAGCTACTTCTTTGATATCTTGATTAGCAATATTATACAAATCTTCAAATATATTAATATCTAAAAATTGAGCTAGTAAATCTTTACGATCTTTTTGAGCCATATCAATAAATCCTGAATTGTTGTTTTGTACTGACAATGCAGTTAAAACAAAGTCTTCATAAGTTCCTAACAATTGTCTGATATGATCGTTTGTCTCACTTCGTTCTTTGCCATTTAAAGATTCTTTCTGACCTAAATCATCTATAGTATAAAAATCAACATCAACTCTTACGTGATTACCTCTTCCTTTAGTTGCTATCTTTTCAATAAAGTAATCTTTTCCATCTAATTCAAAGTTAAATTTGCATTTAAACGAACCAGACTTATTATTCATTACACTTGAAGCTTTAGATGTTCTTCCACATTTATCAAATATACAATATGTAATAGCATCTAACATTGTTGATTTACCTGAAGCGTTAGGAGCGAATATTCCATACACTCCTTTCATATTAGTAAAGTCAATTACATTGTCAATTCCATAACTAAACATATTTGAAAACTCAAATCGCTTTGGAATCCAAGATACATTTCGATTTATTTCTAATGTAGGTAATCCTGAATTTACAGTTCTATTAACGTGGCGAACTCCATCTAAGATATCATCATCTAACGCAAATTTATTTTCTAAATATTTTGAAATAAGTTCATTTTGATATTCAGTATCTCGAACATCTCCAATATTAATCTTTTGTACTCGAGTTTTATTTTGAGTAAAGTCATTAACTTTTTGGATTGTAAACTCTTCAATATTAAAATCAGTTTTAATTTCAGCAATAGCTGCTTTTAAATCTGCGGGTTCTGTATTTTGTGACTTAATTCTAAGACGAATTGTTTTACCTTTTAATAAATCTGGAATTGGATTGAAATTGCTATTATCAATTTCCAAAGTATAATAACAAATGTCATTTGGAATTTCTACAAACTCTGCTTGAGATGTATTTGTATCCCACACTAACATTCCATGAAGTAAAGCTTCTGCGTAATTTTGTTGTATAAGTGAACCTGGATATGCAATAGTCTTTGCCTCGTCTAAATATTGATTAGGTTTATGAATATCTCCTAACAATGTAATATTATATCCTTTAAAAGTATCAATATCTACATTGTCATTAACTAAACGAAATCCAATGTCAGTTAAAGCATTATTTACAGCTCCATGATGAAGTGCAATTTTATAATCACCAGTAAATGAATCTGCTTTGATAAAGTCTTTAGGTTTATCAAAAACAGACATAACTACAAAGTGTTTATCGGCTATATGATATACCCCAGAATCTTTGAGATAATACATGTTTGGATGATTAAGTGCATTTACAATTGGAGTTAATGCATCTAATCTAGATTTATTGTTTAAATTACAATCGTGATTACCTGTAATTAATATTGTCGGAGCAATATCTGCAAACATTTTAAAGAACTCTTGCACAGATTGTACCAATTCAGGTGTCATATCTGTTTTAGCATGCACAATATCTCCTCCTAAAAATATAATATCATTAGGACCTATAGTTGCTTTAATAGCATTTACAGTTCTTTCAAATACTGTTTTATATTCCTGATGTCTTTTTAAGTTTCTAATGTGGATATCAGCTAAATGATATATTTTATCAATTTTATCTATTCCAATATTAAATGTTTTCATTATGCAAATAATTTATACTCTATGAATTTCGCAAAAGTTAATGGTTGAGTTTCTTTTATCAATGTACACATTCTTTCAAATCCAATATCTGCTGGATCTTTTTCCTGCAAATCAACAAAATAAACTTGCACTCCATTATTCATGAAATACTCTGCGTGCTCTAGAGCTTGTTTTTGAGCGTCTTTATCAAGACAAATGTATACTTGAGTAACTTTGTTTTCTATAATTTTTTTACGCAAATCTTCAGATATAGTTTTACCAAATAATGGAATAACATTTCTTCTAACTGCAATTGCGTCAAATGCACCTTCTACTAATACAATAGGAAGTGACCAATTTATAAACAATTCAAATCCAACACAATTTTTAGAATAGTCTGGATTTTTATGTTTAAATGATTCTGCTTCGTAATAAGCTCTTCCTACAAAGAAATTTAATTTACCAAATTCATCATATGAAGGAATTATAATCTTTTTAGCGTATTCGCCTGATTCACAATATCCAATACCATATTTTACTATTTCAGCAAGAGAGATTTTTCTTTTGGCTCTTAAATAATGTATAGCATTTTTGTATTCTATTGATTCAGTATGTTTATACAAGGGAATATACTCTTTAGGCAGGTCTAGGACCGTCATAGATTGGCGTAATCCGTCGTTCTTACTACTACTATATTTGGGTTGGCTGTTAAGTAATTTATACAGCTCAGACAGTTTATCACGGCTTACGTTTAATGCCTTAAATAAGGTAGAAATCTTTTTACCCGACTTATTACAAACCCAACAATGCCATGGATTTTCTCCTTTATCATTCGTAACAGATTGTACTTCTAATTTCTTTCGAGGAGAATGACAAAACGGACAATGATGAGCTACGTTACTTTTATTAGTAACCTTACCTCTGCCTAAGACAGACTCAATCAATTGGATTAGCTTAGTATTTATCATCTAGACTAAATATAAGATAATCATTCGGATACTCCAAATTATTGTAGCCAATCTGCAGGTATTTCTTTGTCTGCAAATTTAAACCCATACTTCACACACCAATCGGCATATGTAGTTTTTGAGCCTTTACTAATTTTACTTTTAGAGTTTTGAAATAAAAATCTAATATCTAATTCTGGATATTGAGCTTTAATTAACAAATGCTTTTTTCTGTCATCAGTTAAAAATCTTCCTTTTGTTTCTACAAATATTCCATTTGGAAGTTTGAAGTCTGGGTGATATTTGTGTTTGGTTTCTGGTTTAACATACTCAATTATATGTTGCTCATACTCTCCATCAATTCCTTGCTCTTTTAAAGAATTATCAATATCCATTTCCAAGCCGCTACGGAATCCGTATTTAGCTGCGACCGCTTTTTTGCTATATGGGTTTTTTCTTGCCATAACTATTATTTATTTTATACGTCAAAACGAACTATAATGTTTAAATCAACATCATCTCGTTTTTTAATTGGTGTTCCTAATTTTCCTATCGCTACTAATTCTCCATTTTTAGTATATAGCCCTACTGTTGTAATATAAGGTGCAAAGTGAGTATTTGATACTATTGCTTTTGGTACTTCTGAATTTACATTATTATCTTCTCGAATTGTTGGATTAGATGTAAAATTAAATTCATCGTCTTTTAATTTACAAACATACTCATGTTCATATAAAGTAACTGTTGAATTAAATTCTAAATAAAATTCAGTTAAATTACCTTGCTGTGTTTGACCTGTTAAGTAGTTATATACTTTATCATTGAACATTCTATAAATTCCTTTTCCATATTTTGGTCTAGGATCTGAAATTACGATAATACCATGCTCATAAAATACATTTCCAACTGCATTGGTATTAGTACTCATTAATACATTGTATGAAGTAGTTGATAATGTAGTTCTTTCTGTGGTATTTAATGCTTTATTGAAAATGAAAAATTCATCAATAGCTCCTACAAATCCTTTATTGCCTATACTATTTGAATTTAATCCTAACGAGCCTAAAAATACATCTGCATTGTTATGAAAATTACTTTTTGGCGCATTTGTACTACCAGCTACAGATCCGTTAATACATAATTGCATTAATGAACCTGTTTTTTGAAGTATTACGTGAATTCGATCACTAACATTATGTACATATGATAATGTAGAAGTACTTGCTCCATCAGACATTTTACAAGTTAATGCATATGAACCTGAAGGATAATAAATTTCAAATGGATATTGTGATGCGTTAACATTTACATCTGAAGTATTAATTAATTTTTTATTAAGAGTTTCTGCCGTTCCTGTTGTGCGTTTTGATAACACATATTGATCTGTTGCAGTTACTGCATCTCGCTTAAGCCAGAATGAAATTGCAAAATCTTGAGATTGTTTAAAATTGAATTCATCTTTGTTTGGAATTCGAATGTAACTATCTTCATAAAAATGCGCTGCATTACCCCAAGATCCTGAAGGTAATTCATATTTAGGAGATATCCAAACATTTTTACCTGTTACAGTTACTTCAGGTACTATAGTATCTACTTTGAATATATTTACTATATCAGTGTCTTCAGTGGATACTGTTTCAGAAGTCCAATTTCTTTCATATGTAGAAGAATTAAATCCTAAATATAAAAGTTCTTGCTCAACTGGCTCTGGCAATGCTAAATCTATTAAATTACCTTTACCATCATCTACAAACGACATTGAAGTTGCTAATAATGCAGGATTTGTTAAATGTAATTTAACTGAGCCTGGTTTAATTCCTTCTCCAAATTGTTTTTGTGGAATTGAAATAATAGAAGCTTCGTCGAATATCGTTCTTTCTATTTTATATGGATCTGAATAACCAAATGTATCAAATGGCTTACCAGCTCTTTTATAATATAAATGATCAAGACTGTACCACATTAAAGAAGCTTCTTTAGAGTTAGCAGAATTGACTAATAAAGATCCTGAGTCTAATTCTCGTTGCCATGTTTCCAAAGTCACTTTATTACCTGAATAAACGTTTGGATTAGGTTTTATTGCAACTAATCTATCAATTCCAGAAGCGTCTAAACTAGCTGTTGACTCATATCTCCAAGACTTGAAAGCCTTAAAAGGAGTAATTGTCTGGTCTTGATTACCTATTTTTTTGAATGCACCTGGTTTTCCCATATATAGTAGATAGGCTCTTTAATATAAATATCAAAGAGCCTACTTATTGGTGTTTTTTATGTTTTTAGAAATCTAACTTAACTTTAATTAAAGCTTCATTACTAAATGATTTCTGAATTGGTTGCGATAATTTAGCAACTGAAAGTAATTCTTGACGATCGTTATACATACCTACTGTCGTAATATATGTTTTAGGATCTCCGATAAATGTTGCTTGAGCAAACTCACCTACCGAACCTGTTGTGAACGTTGGGTTATTTGAGAAGTTATATTCACCATTTTTAATTCTTACAAAGAAATGCGTTGAAGTAACGGTTTCTTCATTTCTTGCTTGCATTGCATTAGTAACTCTATTAGCACTCATTGCTCCTGAAATTGCTGTATATAATTTCCAAGCATTATCTCCTGCTACGTTTGATCCAGATACTACGTTAAATGAAGCCGATGCATTCATTGCATTTCCATTTAAAATTAACATTCCCATATCTGGGTAAGCTAATCCATAATATTTAGGAGCTGTTGAGTTATGCACTCCTTCGGTAATTGTACCAGATACAATATTAAATACTCTACCCGCTGCAGTTAAATTAGTTTCTTGAGTTTGACCTGAATCGTCAATTAATTTAATTACTGAAGTTCCTAAATACGATACGTTTGAACCAGTGTGAACATTGTTTGCATATGAAGCTCCATTTAAGCTACCTAATACTATTTGCCAATTTCCTGGATCTAATTTATCCTTGATTCTAGCTCGGTTAAAATTAACTGCATATACTGAATCTGAAGATTGTCCATCACCAAAAGTAAATGTCGTATCTCCTGGGTTTAAAAGCAATAAACGATATTGCGAATAAATAGCTCTTGAAGGAGAATCGTTTAACGTTCCAGCTGCTGAAGATCCAGAACCTAATCTATGACCCCATGCAATTGAAAATTGTGATTCTGAAGTGGTCGCGTTACCATCCCATACATCATAATAATATCCTTTTGAAGCTGCTGACTGAATAGAACCTGTATAAGCATAAGACATAGTTGCTGCGTTACCAGAAAATAATCCGGTAGTTACAAAAGTCTTTTGATTTTCGATAATATCAGAAGCTGCATCAAATCTAGTAAATACTCTTCCGTTAGCAGCTGCCTGTGATTGCAATGCTTGCTGTCTAATCATTTCATTTGCTATCGCACGAGCTCTTGTTTCAATTTCATCTTGAAGTTGAGCTGTCGATGGCGCACTAACAACACTAACAGGCTGAGCGATAGCTGTCGCTGCTGGCGACATTGCTGGTGCTGCTGGTAATGATACTGTTTGTCCAAATGGTAATCTAATTACTCCCATGTTATTTTATAATTTTATTATTGTGCGTTACTAATTGAAGTACCAGTTGCTGTTGCTAAAGATGTTTTCTTAACTGTAACGGTAACTGTCGTTCTACCACCTGTCTCATTTCCTATAATAGTAAGCGTTGCTTGAACATCTGATACTAATTGTTGTTTAGCAATTAAATTAAAGCTAAATCCAACTGCACTGACAGTCTGAGCTGCTTCAGAGTCTCCAATAAATCTAGGTACCGTAGGACTAACTCCTGAAGTTACCGGTTGGTTAACTTGCAATGTAGCAACATCCGAATTAGATAAAATTGCTGTATAGCCTAAAGTTGCGTTTCCTTTATCAAAGTTAGTTGTAGTTGGTACTACTGTAAATCTTTGACCAGGAGAGGTTAAAGTGATTGAAGTTTGTGAAACTGATATAACTGGAATTCTTGCCGTTTTCTTAGGCAATGTTACCAATTTATAACGCATAATA